AAATTATGTCGTAGCCAAGACGGATTCTTTAACAAACAACCTTTCGGAAATAGCTTCACTTACCCGATTGCTTGCTTTGAATGTTTTCGTGTTTTGCTTCAGATCATAGAAAGGCAAACATGAATTTTTGTGATTTTTTAGCTTTATAAACTCTATTTTTTATATAAGACATAAACAGCTCTAAAACCTTTGAGTGGTTTAACTTTTTATTAACCACTATGACAAAATTTTTAATACCTAAAACATGAAAAAAGCCATTGCCTTAGCAATAGCTTTTTTGTTTATAATCATAAAATTATGCGCCCTTAGCTTAACTGGATAGAGCAGTTGCCTCCTAAGCGACCGACGTGGGTTCGAGTCCCGCAGGGCGCGCCAAATTAAATTACACCTTAGTCCGAAATAGTACGGGAACCCTTTATCTATAATTGATTATTAAATTTTTATAGTCTTTAATAGTCCGACATAGACCGAGATAATTCTTGTTTTTTTACGGTACTTAATACAGTACCCCATTAAATACCGCAAAAATGGTACCGCAAAAATGCCTAAAACCGTTGTCCCACTTACTGATACAAAGATAAAGAAAGCAAAATCAGAAAATGGAAAATCCCTGAAACTATCTGACGGTTCGGGTCTCTATTTGCTTATCGATAAAAATCAAAATAAATTTTGGCGTTTTGATTATTCCCGCCCATATACAAAAAAAAGAAACACTATCGGTTTTGGCTCTTATCCAGAGGTGAGTCTTGCAGATGCTCGATCTAAACGAGATGAAGCTAGATCATTATTGGCACAAAATATAGATCCACAAGTCGAACGTAAAAGAGTTGAACAAGAACATATAAACTCAGAGAAAAATACTTTTGCTGCTGTTGCTGCAGAATGGGAATCAAAACAGGATTTTGCCGAATCAACTATCCGTGGGCATAAAAGATTACTTCAAGTCATAAACTCCAATATTGGGAAAAAACCTATAGATAAAGTCACCCCAGTAGAAGTCTTAAATATCTGTCGTATTTATGAGAAACAAGGAAAATTAGAGACAGCAAAAAAAGTTAAAGTGAAATGCGGACAAATCATGAGATATGGTGTTGCCACTGGTAGATGTGAGAGAGACGTAACCCAAGATTTAAGAGGCGCTTTAAAAACACCTAAGGTAAAACATTTATCAGCTCTAACTGAATCAAATGAATTTGCTCAACTACTTTACGACATCGATTTTTATGAGGGTACATTCATTACCCAAATTGCTTTAAAAATTGCTCCTTAAGTATTTGTTCGCCCCGGTGAATTACGTTATGCAAAGTGGCCAGACATTGATTTAGAAGTTGATCTTTGGAGATATATTCCACCGAAAACTAGAAACAAAACTGGCGTTCAACACCTTGTGCCTATTCCTAAACAAGTTAAAGAACTGTTGCTGAAAATAAAGGAACTGACTTATGATCCTGACGGGGAAAGTGAGTATGTATTCCCTTCTATGACTAGCAAACTTAAACCAATGTCAGAAAATACAATTAACCAAGCATTACGCAGGTTAGGCTATACATCTGAACAAGTTTGCGGACATGGCTTCCGAGCTTCTGCAAGAACAATATTAGAGGAAGTACTTAACTACCCTATTGAAATCATTGAGCAGCAATTAGCACACAAAGTTAAAGATATGCATGGTCGAGCATACAACCGGACAAAGCATTTAGAGAAAAGAAGAGAGATGATGCAAAGCTGGGCAGATTATTGTGATCAAATAAAAGCAGATTATGCCAAGACTTTACCGTCTAGGTAGACGATTGCTTCTTATCAAAGGTCCATCTTTTACCGTTGTATGTCACAGTGCCATCTAAATTTATTGGCAACTCTTTTAATGAGTAGTCATAGATTTTAAGAACATTCCCGTTCTTATCTAAATCAGCGGGTAGATTGCAAGTATTCTCCATTCTGCCCGCTTCCGAAACCATGATCATGACTTGCGACATCACAAAGCCCTTACACAAATCGAGACATTCACATTACTATTAATAGTGTGAGCTGTGCAACCTGAGAAGATTAAACACAGCAATGTGATGATCGATGCAACTTTGGTACGTTTGCACATATAAGTTACTTCTTTAAAAAGAGTGCTCGCTCTGCTTCTCGGCGACGAACTAACCCTTTCATGACTTTACCGCCTGCTTTGTTCCAGACAAGGAATTGGTCAGCAGCACCTTGATAGTCACCTTTATTCAGTTTTTTTAATAAGGTTGAATTATTAAAAGCACCTGAGCCGATGTTATAAGTCAGCGATACCAAAGCATCAAACTGATTTTGAGTTAAAGGCACAGTGACCGATTCATTTACAGTCTTTTCAAATTTAGCTAAGTCGTGTTTAAAGTAAGTCTTAGCTTGTTCTGCTGTACAAGCATCGCCCTTCTTAACCTTCACGCCATTTGGGTAAACTGTAGTTCCTGTGCCAATAGTCCAAACCCCTACACCATCGTCATAAGCTGTGAATCTTGTGCCTTCAAATCCTGAGATTAAATCTACACCAACATCACTTGTAGTTTTCCCACCTGGTGCAAGTTTTTCGACCACTTTATTTAGATCGTCTACTTGTGCTTGAGTGAGTTTACCACCTGCAATGACACGGGCAGCGTCGAAGAATGGTTTAGTTGTCATTGGATTCACCTTTCTTTTTCTCTAATTCAGAGCTACCAAAATAAAAGCCACATGCAGTTGTCATAGCCCCAGCAATGAAGCCCAATGCCGTATTAATCAGATTGCTGTTTTCTCGCGGCATATCCACAAAAAATAAAGCAATCACTAAAACAAACATCAGTCCCACTAATGCGAAAGCTAGATAAGCTCTTGTATTTTCACTGTTCATCTTTTTGCTTCCTCCAACCGTGATACTTTCTCTTTAATTAAAGACTGGTCTTGGCTTAATTGAATAATTGAAGATCCAACCCACGCACACAATGAAAATACGATGCCTGCAAATATTCCCAGCAATACACGCAGCACAGAAATTCCACCATCTTGCGAAGCTGTACGGTTTTCTAAATTGGCAACTTTTATATCAAGAGTATCGATATCTTTTTTGTTCTGTTCGCTAGTTTCCTTATGTGCTTCATTAATGAAAGTCAGTCGAGTAACATGATCTGACAACATGCGAATATCACTTTGAATGGAGTCGATTTTCTTTTCAAATCTCAACCCGTATGATTCATTTTCAGTCATGCCTTCCCCCTTTCGTTTAGGCAATAAAAAAGCACCCGAATTAGGTGCTATAAAATGTCTCGTTAATATTAAAAACTGATCTTATCTACTTCAGCTTTCGTTTTAGCCAGCGCAATACTCTCTCTAGCTTTTCTGCTTCTTGCATGACACATAGATACATGCTCTGCCAATGCTTGTCTTAACTTTTTTAATTCCTCCCCTGATAATGTGATAACGGTATTGTTGAATAATGTCCATTCAACCTCTACGCCTAATGCACTTGCTGCAATAATGCGGCTCTGAGACTTTTCATCTGAATCAAATTTATATCCATTAAATGAAAAACCACCGAATTCGGTGGTTTCTCTAATTTGTTTTATCTCAAGCCATTTATGCTCCTTAACCTGATCTAGAGTTCGAGGATCTACCCATTCTTTATCTTTGAAATCAAATATATGATGTTCAGAAGGTTGTTGAGGAATCTCTTTCCACTTTCCATTGCTATGGTACATATTCGCCTTGGGTGGATCTTCAACTGCAAAACAATCTTCAGGGGTATTTAATTGAATAGTCTCGTCGTTGCCAGATATCTGAAACAACAACTCACCATGTTTTGAAACTATAGCTGTCATTTTTTCAACTCAATTACCGTTAATGTTCTACTCGTTAATTCAAAAGGCAATGCAGCTTGATTTGATGCATCTTTAAAGTAGGAGGCTTTAACGTTGTTTACTGAAGTGGTATTTCTGCCGATCGCAACTCTAAGGCTATATTCAGCACTGCCTGAAAATGCATTATCAATAGTTGGGGGTAACGTATAAGGGCCACTGAAGTACAAAATATTATTTTGTGTATTGGATGGGGCAAAGTAATGCCGGGCAATCTCGGTTCCGTTTCTATAAACACCAACAATTAGGCTAATTAAAGAAGCCAAATCAGCTCTGGTTGTATTTCCATTAATAGAAGTTAGAACCATAAATTGTTTTAACATTATACCCCCGCTGATGAGGGCCTTTCCTCCCGATCTTGCCATAGTAACTGATGCAACCTTTCCATTTGACCATGTAAACCAAGCATTGATAGAAGATTCATCTACAAGCTGATTATCAAAATCAGGAATATTTGAGTTTGATGGGAAGGTTACGCCTATTGGAACAGTTACTGCTTCATCCTGGATTTTAAGGGTGCTAATTGCACCATCATCAATATTTGCATTTT